CTTAGTCGGGTTTATTGGTTTGACCTTACTACACGCTTTTAGGCTGGGGTGTAACCATAAGACTTTTTCTGGGTTGTGCCTGTACCTTGTGCCGTGCATTGTGAGACCGCATAATTTACAAGGCGCGTATAACATTTATGGCCGCCTTTAGCACGCTGGCATTAAATCTGTTTTGCTCACCACCAATTGTCATAAACGCGTCATACATCAGTACTAATTCATCTAGCAAAATGCTGTGATCTGGTTGCTCTGGTTTTGGCACGTGGTTGGGTCTAAAGATGTCATCTATAAATTCTTTAAACACTTTGTTGTATTTGTCTGAATAAGTTTCTGGGTACATCTGTCGGGTCTCCTCTGTGATGCCTATGTCGGTGTATGGAATATCAGCCATATGTGCTTGACCATGCTTGCCAGCCAAGAATACGGTAAACCTGTAACGCGGCACGGATATTTACATCTGGATAAAACAGATCGTCCAGTTTGGTAATGATGCCTGCCTCGATCAGCCACGCTTCGTGAATACCGTTGACTTGCCACAAGCCTCTAGACCCACCGTTTGAGTCTTTACCGTTCCATGCCAATGGATTGCAGCGCGACTCACGAAACATCACACGCGCCATTGTCGGTGCTTGGTCTGCTGGCCAGCCTGCTGTGATTGCGTCAGCCACGTATTCGGCACAGCCTTTTGGCACGGTGGTGGTTGTAGCCGGCGCAACTGGCGTTGTGGGCACAATGCTTGTCAGCGTTATGGTCTGTTGCCCTGTGGTCTTTGGCAGGCTGTCAGGCGCTTTGTGAGCGTCCCAGAGCAGGGTTAAACACGCTAAGCCGCTAAGTGCCCATGCGCCTAATTTGATCGCTAAATAGGTCATTTTTTCTCCAATTGGTAAGGGGTTTGCCAAGAGTCACCGATTGCGTCCTTAAACGCAATTTGTGCGTGTAGCACTTTGTCAGTCTCTGGGTCACGAAATATCTGTACAAGCACCATTTGACTGTTGTCTAGGTGCGTGGTGTAAACCTCGTAAATGTATGTTTTTGCGTCTGCCATTGCATCTCCTATCGCCGGTACTACGACCATAGGGCATCAGTGTGGCAATTCGGTGAATACCCTTTTAAACGCTTGCTGTATAAGGTTTGCAGGTTGTTTGACAAACATTGGTGAAACCTCTACGTGCAGCCAATCGCCACCCGGCGCGCCGTGTATTTCTGGCTTGCTGTACGATTTCCACGCTTGACGATCACAGCGCCAGCCTCGCCCAAATGCTTTAGGAAAATAATCAAGCACGCACTCAACACCTAATTCGTTTGCGTTGGCAAGCACAGTGTTAATAAACGCAATAGCGCCTTTACGGTTTGCTAGTGGGTATTTTTCTGACGGCCTGTACGACAAGTCAACGGCTCGACCAGTGGCATGAACACTTAAGTTTGCAGAGCCGCGCATATCGCGTACACCCCAACTGCCGTTATTCCAGATTGCGCCGTTGCTGTATTTGATCGCTTGGCGTATCCACTCATCCATGCCCGGTATTGGGCCTGCAGCTGCACCATCACTGTTACCTGTGTATGGCCGTGAGCCAACCACTTTAGGGTTTGCAGGAATAATGGTCATGGTGTTGTAGTTGGCTCTGCTGGTTTGCGCTTGAGTCCGTTAGCGGCAACAAGTCCAGAGAGTGTGCCAGTCATAAAGATTGACAAGGTTTTTAGCAAGTCGATAAAGGCTGCGTCATTTGGTGATTGCTCTACGGGCTGTGTAACAAATCCTAAAAAATACACAAAACCAATAACGGTAATTGCAAACGTTACGGCAATTGTGCAACCTACAAACACAATCATACGCGCGTGTAATAGTTCTATTTCTGCTCTTGGCCTAGTCATTAGTTACCCTTTCGCATTGTGTCATTGTCGAGCATCGTGTCATTGGGCCTGTTTTAGGCGCGTTTTGGCGTGTGGTTTCGCAAGCGGTTAAGACAAGTGCGAGCATGACGCTAGCCAAGTAGTAGCGCGGCTTCATCTGCTGTAATTTTAAGTTTTGTAAGTACGGCTTGTTTGGCTGTTGCTTTGGCGGTTTCGTAGATTTCCATCGCTGTAAGTATTTCTTGTTCGCTTGGTTCTTTATCGCCGTCTTTCCAACTCATGTTTTCTATTGCAAATTGTTTGTGGGGGTAAATCATGCTGTACCTATGTCCTCAATAATGAATTGGCAAAAGTCGCTGCCGCTACGAATAATTGTAGAAGTCGCTGCGCCAGTAGTTGCCATAAGTTTGTAGGTTTGTGAGCCTGCTGTTATGCCTGTTAAATAACCACTAAAACTTAGGTTGGCGTATTCGCCTGGTGCTGCTGACGCATATACGCCACTGCCAGTCTGCACACCTGCAGCATTTGTTACACAAAGCAAAGTCCAACTTTCGCTAGTGTTTTTTATGCAAGACGCATTAACAATAAACTTGTAGGTACGGCCCGCAATAGCGGTAAAAGTCAAAGTCATAGCGGTCACATTTTGTAGCGCACCAGTAGAAATGGTGACATTGCCACCAACGCTTTGCACGGATGCAACAACACCAAACGGAAAATTATTGCACTCTTGGGCAGTCAATATCTGACCAGATGTAAAAGTGTCGTTACTAGTAATTGCCATGTTGTGTCTCCTTAAAAACTTAACAAGTTGTTGTCAAGAGTACCAAAGATGCTGTCGTTGAGTGTGAGATACTGGTTGCCGTCTGTGCTTTCAAACGTGTACGAGATGATGTGGCTGCCCGGTGTGATGTTGTGAGACACACCAGAGACAATAAGTGTTTGGGTTTCGGTGGCTGGTGTGCCTACAACAAAGTTTTTGACAACTGTGCAAATGCTGGTTAAATCAAGTGTTAGCGCAATGTTTTGATTGGCTGATGAGAGAGCCGTAAGTTGGGTTGATAAGCCCGTAAAGCGCAATACAGGGTCTTTATATTTGCCTAGTAAATAGTTGCCTAAGCCGGCTACCTCTGTTGTTGTGCTGTTAAGCAAATTGGTAAGCGCGTATTGTTGTGCTTGGTATAGGGCAATGCTTGTTGCGTTGCTAGTGGTCTGTACTGCGCCTGCTGGTGATTGGGTCACGATGTAGTTGTAGAGCAGCTCATCGCCGTACTGGTTTATAAGCGTCTGATACGGCAACCCTGTGCCGTCAGTATTAAAGGTTGCGCCAGCCACAGGGTTGAGAACACTTGACCTGCCCTTAAATGTCAGTGTGCCGTTGGCTGACATAAACAAATAGCCTTGCTCACTGGTATTGACTTGCTGCAAGTAGTTAAGGCAAACAGTGTCTTGATCTATGGCATATGCGCCTAACGTGGATGAGCCTGTATCTATAGATCGAGCGCCCTGATAGTTGATTTCTGTTAAATCCAATATCGTGTTTATGCGCGCGCCTGTGGTTTGCGATGACGGTGTTACAGCGTTTAAGGCTTGGTTTGCTAGCACAGTGAAGTTGTCTGCGCATGACGCGTACATCATGTCTTTGTTGCTAATGTCGTAATCTAAATTCCAGTCTGTTACCAAACCTGTGTAAATCGGTATGCCGTTAGCAAGGATTTGCACCGGGCATCGCGGCAACACATATGGGTAATAAGGGCTAGCCGTGTTGCTTGGGTTAAGCACTTCGGTTTGATTGTTAAACGCAATTGTGGCTGTACCAGCGTTAAATTGGTCTAGTTGACGGTTACGGCCACGTGTGATGTTGACTGACTCAACGATGCTTGTCAGGTCAGCCATTGTTACGCCGCCTAACGTGCCTCGACCAGCAGTGTTTAGCACGCCGTAAAACGAGTCGTTTAACTGGAACGGTGTACCGAAACCTGTGGTGGATTGAAAACCCACAAGCACTTGCATAACTGGCACGGTCATGCGGCTGCAAACACCTGACCGCTTTGACGTTCTGCTTTTTGAATAGCCGCAATAATGTCTTGACCTATTTGCGCTGGCGTGGAAACTAAACCTGCGTTGACCGTTATGCTCATGCCACCAAAAAAATCACCAATTTGTCCTTGTGTGTCAATCGTTTTTTGACCGCCGCCGCCTTTGAAAATGCTTCCTTTACCTGCACTGCCGCCACCAGCAACACTTGGTAACGGTGCTGCTGGTACTGGCATAGCCGGCATTGTCGTACCTGTTACTGGCATACCTGCACGCTCGCTAACACCAGAGAAACCGCCACCTGTGTTACTACCGCCAATACTGCCCAAACTTATTGTTGGCAACGATGGAATATCGCTAAACGGGTTAATCAGGTTCATGCCTTTAATAATTATGTTTATTGCTTTTATGTACGAGTTTGCAAATACTTCAAAACCACTTATAAGGCCATTAAGCACGCTGTTGACAATTGTGCGGAATGTTTCAAATTTGTTGTACGCGTAAACAATGCCGACTACTAGCGCCGCAACACCTGCTGCAATTGCCGTAAATGGATTAAGCGCCATAGCAAGGTTGACAGCCAAGATCGCTACAGAAATTGCGGTGATTGCACCGGCAACAGCCAAAAATGCGTCAGGATTTTTTTGTGCCCAATCAGCAAATTTTTGCAAAATTGGTAAAACTTTTTCCACGACTGGCAACAAGGCTGCGCCAATTGACTCTTGCGTTTCGTCAAGCGAGTTTTTAAGTATTTTAAATTTGCCTGCTGCCGTGTTTGCTGCGGTTGCAGCTGCACCACCAAACGTGCCGCTTAGTACCTGCATAACTTCTTCAAGACTTGCCCCGTCTTTGATCATGGCTTTAATTTCTGGTGACAAGGCTTGTAAGCCTTTCATGTTGCCGCCATACGCTTTGGCAAGCGCTTCGGATACTTCGCCAAGTGACTTGTTTGACCCGATTGCAATGTCTTGTGCCAATGTCAATGCTTTAGTGGCAGTAGCAATGTCCTTAGTACCTGTAACAAGCACAGCAAGCGCTGGCCGTAGTTCGCTGTCTGCTGTGCCGGTAGCTCTCGACATTGCGCTGATCATGTCCTCGCTGGCTTGCACTTGTGCTTTAGTCGCGTTAGTTACGTTTTTAAGAGTTAACGCCAATTGTGCTTGTTGCGCTTCGTCCTCTGCTGCTGCTTTAACAGCCAAAGTCAATGCGGCTGTTACCGCGCCTAATGCGGCTGCGGCTGGCACTGCTGCTTTCTTAATTGCAAACTGGGCTTTTTCGCCTACGGTTTCTAGTTGCTTAAATTCTTTAATTGCTTTATTAACGCCCTTGCCGTCAAACTCTGAAATAATAGGAATAGACAGCATTACAGCTCTTTTCTAACTACGGCGGCAGTGTCTAAAATCATCTTTTCCATTTCTTTCTCAATGGCACGCCTAGACCTGTAAACGGCTGGCCCAATAAAACGTGTGCGACCAGCGCCAACAAAACCTAATTGGTTGCCAAGTTTATTTGCGTTTGCTCGACCAGCGGTTTCAAAGATCGCAGCTGCAGGGTCTTTTTGCTCAATTAGGATTACGCCTACCGCGTTGCGCCGGGTGTCAATACGTAACTGAACACCGCTTTTGGCTTTAGCCACACTAAACGGAAAGTTTTTGCGAGTGCGGCCTTGTTGTTGCCAGTTGTATTTCATACCAGACAACGGCACTTGCGTGTACATATCTTGTGCGGCTTTAATGGCTGGCGCGGCAATGTCTTTGGCTTGTGCCCTAAAGTCTTTTTGCAGCTGTGGGTCAATCTTTTTAAGCGCGTTAATAGTGTCCTTGACCCCTACTACCTGAATAGTTGTTGTTGCCGACATTGTTACCGCTTTCCCTGCTTGTTAATAACTGTAATCACTGTAAGCAAGTCGCGTGCGTCAAACTCAATATGCGTTGGCCACCACCCTACTGCCACCAGCAATTCTGCTAGTTGGTATCGGTAAGCGCCAACGCCGTAGGGTTTGGGTTTGTCTCATCAACGGATGTTAAATCCATGTCTGGGTGCTGTTTAACCCATTCGCGCCAGTTGTCCGGTACTTGATCGCCAGCCAATTTGCACAAGTTGTATGCCCAGCAAGCCAGATCGCTGTAGCCAATACCGCGCCCGTCAGAGACTTTTCGGTTTTCTGTTTTTTCCCATTCACATACCACAAACATATTTGTGGTCATTGTGCGTTTGCCTCGACCATCTTGCAGGTCTAATTCAAGTTTAACTTTCATGCCTTACCTTTCGTGTCGGGCCGATGTAGGCCGTTGGTTACGCTACTGCAACGCTGTAAACGCCACCAGTAAACACAATGTCAATGGTGTCAAGCGCGCCCAATGCGGCGTTGACAATTGGCAAGGTTTCTAGGTAGCAACCTGTAAGTGTTGACTCTGGGTTAGTTGCGCTGGTAGCTGCGCTTGTTGGCTTAATCTTTACGGTGGTGGATGTGCCAACCAATGCAGCCAATGTTGCGTAAGTTTCTGTGGCAGCAAAACTGTTGTACATGGTCAAAGTCAATGTGCTGTTCTCTAAGCCAGCCGTGTAAACGCGTGCGGTTTTGCCAAACGATGTGCTTTCCAATGCCTCGATCACGCGCGTAAAGTTTGCGGCGCTGGTCTGATCGGTAAGGTCAACGGCATTAACCGTGACTAACGGGTTAGATAGGTAAGTGCTGGTAGCCATGTGGGTTAAATCTCCTCGTTGGTGTCTGTACTAGTTTTAGCAGGTTTTTTAGGTTTAGGTGTGGATTGCTCAACAATGAAACCGCCAGACAACAACGCTGCCACGTTGATGCCCTCGTCAGGTATAAACGGATCACCGACAATGCCAAGTTTGCTCGATGCGATGGTATAGATCATGCTGTTTGTGCCTGCACTTTCACTGTTAGGTCATAGCAAGGGTAAGACGCGCCGCCAATGTCAATCGAGCCGGGTTGACCAGATAGCACGATCACAGCGGATGCCAGCACTAATGCGACAATGCTTAAAATCTCGCGTAACACTGGCAGACCTGCAGGCCCAGAGCCAACAACCTTTAGTGGGAAATCCATAGTCACAATGTTGCCGTTACCGCCGTAAGTCGTAAAACTTGGCGCTAATAGAAACACGCAATTGGGCACAAGCCTTGTTGGGTCTGTTACCACCCTTAGCGCAGTTACGGCCGTTAGCGTGGCTGCTACATCGTCTATAGCCTCGTTTAACAGGTCTGTGTACGGTGCAGGCATTAGGCAACCGCTGGTCGGGGGATGCCCAACAATTGCTTAACTATTGGCGTTAACGATTGCTGGGTTGGTGTGCCCATTGTGTCAAACGCTGCAAACGCTGTCTCGATGCTGCCACGTGAACGCCAAAGAGCTGCGGCATACATCAGCGTGCCTAGCGTGACATCGTGACCTGGTGACGTGGTAAGGCTGTCAAAATACCCTGACTCTTGCCTACGGCGGTAACAGAAATCGTTGCCAGCGTTTCGTGCTTGTTCAGCAAGCGTAAAATCGTCTGATGGGTTACTAATTGACACGCCCAAAAATGTAATTAGTTGCGCCGTTGTAATCCAAGTGCAGTTTTGTGTATAGGTAACTGTGCCGGCGTAAAACGCTGCATAGTCCACATTGCTACCAGTAGCGGCGTAGATGATCTGGTTAGGCCGTACTACATCCTCGTTATACAGAAACTCGCCAGTTGTGTTGTCAATCCCTGTGTACTCGTACTGTGGCAACGCCAGCACAGTGAACGTGCCGTTAAACGGCGCGCCAATAGAGGCAACAGTTATGGATTGCCCAACAACAATGTCAGTTGGCTCTAACGTGCTTATGCACGCGTAGTTGCTAATGAGTTGTTTTGTAGCGGTGTTGTATGTGGCCATAGCGGTCTAAGTCCGCTACAGACTAAGCGATTACGATGCCCTGAATAAACGAGGACTTGGCAACGAATGTTGAAAAGTAACCGTAGTAAGAGAACGTGCGGCTCAATGTGCTTGGGTTGGCAATTGACAAGACACCTTGTTGTGCTTCGTAAATTTCAAAGCCCGGTGCGTAAACAACAAGCATTGTGCCCGATGCAAAGTTGTTATCAACAACCAACTGCAAGCCCATTACGTTCATGTTGTTGTAGCCCATGCCGCCAACTTTGCCGATCGAGTTTTGGCCCATAATGCCATCGGTGACATAACCCAAAACTGG